CCGGCGGCATACTCGGCCTCGCGCTCGATCAGCACGGCGCGAAAGCCCTCGGCCATCGCCGCGGCACCCGTCGTGCCGGTGCCCGCGAACGGGTCCAGCACCGTGCCGCCCGGCGGCGTAATCAGCCGCACCAGCCAGCGCATCAGCGCGACCGGCTTGACGGTGGGATGCGTCGTGCCGGCGGCCTCGCGCTCCTCGGCCGTGGCCTTGGCGCAGTAGAAGAACCGGGCGGCGGAACCGGTGTCCTTCGTGCCACCAACGATGCGTTGCTTCTCGGTCTGCTGGTGTCCGCCTCCGCTGAATATGCGTTTGTCGCCTCCTTCCCGGCGCGCTCCGACGACGCCGTTTTGCTGCGGAAACAGCCCCACCACCTCGTCGCTGCCGTCGTGGATCAGGTTCGCGGGCCAGCGGCCTGCGGGCTGCTGATACTCCGCATCCGGGACAGCACGGTGCATGGTTCCCCACTCGCCGTCGTCTTTCTTGCCTTTCGAGTATGCCCCACCGTTCAGGTTGTCATCCGTCCCCACCCGACACCCATCCACGTTGATCGCCCCCGTGCCGTGCGCCAGGACGTTCTCGGCCACGGTCCCGATCAGCGGCTTGCGGGCCATGATGCAAGGGTCAAGGTTTGGATTTACGCCCGCGTAGGCATTCTGCAAGACTTCCGCGTCGTCCGACAAGCACCCGTACACCCAGGCGATGCAGTCGCGGATCTCAAACCCTGCATCCTCAATGGCACAGGCGATCCGGTGATAGGTCCGCGTCGCCGCGAACGCGACCAGTTGCCCGCCAGGCGGCAGCAGTTCCCAACACAGGCGCCACGTCTCGGGCCGGAACGCGATGTCGCCGCCGTCCCATTGCTTGCCCATGAAGCCCGCCGACGCGCGGGCATAGGCGCCGGCCTTGCCGACCTTGGCGGGCGCGGCACCCTCGCCGCCGAACCGCCGCTTGACGATCGAGGTCAGGTGATACGGCGGGTCGGTCACGATCGACTGCATCCGCTCGCCGCGCTCGATCATCTGGCGCATCACCGCCATACAATCGCCCTCGTGCAGCGTGACCCGGTCGGTCATGTTGGAATCAAAGTTTCGTGGGAAGTGACGTTGAACGGCTCATCGTAACGCCCGAACAGATCCGGCTGACTCGGCAGTCTGCGCACCGGATGCACCGACTTTCCGGTGATTCGACACCGCCTGGTCGGCGTCTCCTCCAAGAGCCCGATCGACACCAATTCGTTGACCCGGCCGCAGATGCTCGAGAGCTCAAGACCCGTGTGCTCGGCAAGCTCGCGCCGGCTGTAGCTGACGCCGCTCAGCATACTGTCCAGAATCCTGCGCGCCTGGCGGCTAACCTTGCCGCTGTCGCGGTGATCCCGATAAGCCTGGATCGATGTTGTCGCTACGCTCATTGTTCTGCCTTTCCCACTCTGTACGGATTCTGCGGCATGGCGGACGTTGAACGCTCGTTCAAGCCGCCTGGAAAGTCTAGTTGATCCACGTTGACCGCCAGCCGGTAGCCCGCAACACCGTCTCTCTTGATGAATTCCTCGAGGATGACGCGCCCGGAAATCGTGACCTTCAGGCCTTTGACCAGGTGCGGCTGGAGCGCCTCCCCGCGCCGGCCCCACATGGAGCAATCAAGCCACATGGTCTTGGCCTCGGTTTTGTTTCCCACCTCGACGGCGACGGGGAAGTTTGCCACCCTGTCGCCTTTGGGCAGAATCTTAAACTCGGCATCCCGGCCAATCCGGCCGGAGAATATACCTAAATTCATGATCTACCCCTCCTCCAAATAGTTCAGCCCGCCTGGTACGAAATAACAACTTTAACCAGGCCCACTCTGCCGAGGTGATCCGCGACTCTGCGCGAGCCGATTTTCAAGAGTCGCGGATCACCTCGGCAGAGCGGTGCTTTCATCGAAACCGTGACGGGCTCAAACCGGGCATCGTCGATGTCCAAAACGTCACACATCCCGTCTAAACCGGCCTTGATGCGGGCCAGAAGGTTGTCGCGATCCATGCGCCGCGCCGTGGGCGGATAAAATTCCACCGTCAATGGAATACAGCCGCGGTCCGGCAAGGCCTCCGCCGCGGCGCGAGCATCACTGTCTAGCTGCACGGCTGTATACCCGGCGCAGGCCGCCCGATACTCTTTTTTGGCAGCGGCTAGTGTAGACCAATGCGCCCGTGCGTTCGGCGACAACTGCGGCGGCGGCCACGGAAACACGATTTCGATAGACATCAACCTTTAACCTCTGTGGTGTTAAGCGGATAAGCAGGGGTATAACCCCGATCATCCACCAAGCGTTGCCCCAAGACGTTCGCGCTCAAAGCGCTCCACCTCGGAGATCTTATAAAGAACGCGCCATCGGCCAAACCCGACGTTTCGAAACGCAGGGCCGGCCTTTCGCGCGCGCCAATTTCTCAGCGTTTTTGGCGAAAGACCCCAACGTGAGGCCAACTGCTCGGTTGTTAGCCACGCGCCGGCAAAGGGTGGCCAGCCCGGTAGATTGCTATTCGGCATGGCTGGCCCCCAAGCCCGCCGGCGGCGGCGCAGCCTGTGGCAATACAGGCGCCGGCTCGGGCGTCGGCGGCTCGGCCTGGCCGATCGATGCCTTCAATCGGTACGGACGGCGCTTCTTCTCCGGCTCGGCCTGGGCGTCAATCACCATTGCCGCGGAGGGTGCCGGCGGCGCGGCGGGCGCAACGCCAGCAACCTCATTATCAGCGTCCAAAGTTTGCTCCAGGTCGGCGCTCGATGGCAGGCGCTTGGCGATGCGGCGGATGACGGTCTTGCGCGCCATTTCGTCCCACCAATCAACCCAGGGACCGGCGTTGGCGGCGCGGCTGGCGTTGCGCACCTTGTTGACCTCTGCCAGGCTCATCACCTCGCGGTAGATCGCGCCGTCCTTGGTCTTGGCGATCGCGTATACGGCAACCGGCTTGCCGCGATCGTCGCTCAAGTGCGGCTTGTGCATGATGCGCTCGTCGTCCCCGAGCTCGTAGTCAAAATTGTCTCTCTCATAGACGACGTGCGCGCTGATAGACGCAAGCTCCCCGCTATTGCGGATCTTTTTGAGGATACCGCCGACCATTGGCATATACTGAACTTTCGGGCCGTCTTTGGTGCGGAAGATCACCGGCGCGGCCTCCCGGCCATCAAGCAGCAGGCCGTCCTGCGCGGCCTTCATGCAAGTGCCAAGCAGGCTGCGGCGATCTGCTTCAAGCAACTGCGGTTGCATCTGCACAGCGGTGATCGCCGTGCGAACGAACCGATCCACCGGGATCTGAGCGGGCAGAGCGGCCTTGAATTCGGCGCTCATCGAGGTGAGGGTGTTGCGCATCTGCGCAATCGGGGTGAGTGCGGTTTCCATCTGTCATATCTCCTTCTTCATGTTGAGTTTGAAATTGCGATAACCGGACCGCGCGCCCTGGTAGGTGCCAACCATTTCGGCGGTGATGAGCCGGCCCTGACTTGCCTTAACCTGTCCGGCGGCGATAGAACCCCAAGGTCCAATCACCTTTTCTGCCGCGCCAATTCGCTCAAGCAACTGCGCCTTGTGAGCCTTGCGCTGCGCGTCGAGCTCATCGATCTGGACGCTTAGTGTTTGGTACTCGAGCACCAGGCGTTCAAACTCCACGTCATTTGTGGTGTCAAGAATCTCGCCGGCGTTGCTTCTCGAGTGCAGCCTAGCCACTAGATCCGCGTCCCTAGTATAGTCGGCAGAAGGCGCGCGCCCGGAGTCCACCGTTTCCCAAAACGCGGCCACCTTGGCGCGGATGGACCGGCCGATGTCGGAGTCGTAATTGCGCAGAATGACCTTGGGATCGTTGCCGCCAACCATCGCGACCAGGGCGCACCATTTGATCCCGCTCACTTCCATCTGGTGCTGAATCTGTAACTCGATGTGCTCCGGCGCTTCATCGTCTAACCAATTCTTCCGAAACTGCAGCGTGTCCACGTTCTTAATTTCAAGCAGGCCGGGGCCGTCGCTGCTGCTTTCGATCTTGTAGTCGAAGCTGGATCCGATACGCGCGGCCGCGTCTCGCATATAAACGTTGATCTTGGCGATGTTCCAGCCCTGATCTTCGGCGACACCTTGCGCGATCGGAGCCTCAAACCGGCGGCCCCACTTCATGCGGGTGTTATCCGGGATCTTGACCGCCTGTCCGTTGCTCTTTTCGTGATAAAGCTCGAACTCGGTCTTGTAGGGTGACAAACCAAACAGCGCCGAAACCTCGGTGCTGGTGATGTCTTGGGTGCGTTGTTGCAGCCATTGATCCTCGGATTCAATGACGATCGTTTCAATGCTCATGGGTTCTCCTTGATGACGCTGACGCGCATGGCGTCGGGGTGTTGGTGAAGGGCGGCCAGCAGAAGATCCACGCTGGCCAGGTGTGTCGCCGCGCGCGTAACGATGCGCTGTCCTCCTTTCTTAATGACCGTGACGCGAAACAAGCGCTTGGATGCAGGCGTTGCTGCAGACTGCTGTTTCAAAAGATCGTCAGGGATCGCCACCCGGTTAATATCGTCCCGCTTGTCGCACACTACGAACGAGGCCGCCTTCCCGTCGGCGCGGCTGACCGTATGCACCGCCATCGCGCAGGCCCGCTCGCAGCCGGGGCAGACCACCGACTTTGCCGG